ACAGAGCTTCGGTTCCACTCTGAGTCTTGTAGCGTGAACGCATTGCGAAGATCAGTCCGGTAGGACCGTTCATGGGCTGAACGCCTGCGAGGTCATAAGCGACCAGATTAGGCATAGAGCGTCTGATCAAGGAGATCAGTACGGGGTCGAAACCAGCAACAGGACCTGTTGCGGTTGCACCGCCACCGAAACCGCCTGTACCAGCAGCGTTGGTGGGGGATTCAGAGAGGAATTCTCTCTCTTCTTTTAAAGTTTGTTCTTGGTTCTCCAGGAGAACGGCGGTAACCATTCTACGGTGTGCGTCTTTGATAGGATCTTGTCCGTCCGCATCCAGTAGGGGTGCCCACTTCTCCTGCAGAGCCTCTTGATTAATAGGGGCGTGCATTTGAATTTAACCTCGTTAAAAAGTTACAGTTTGAACGTATAATTTAGAAATCACTTTCTGGAGACTCTGTTCAGAGTCTGAAGGTATTTCTCCATCGTACCAGAAACTTCCTGGTAGGTGGGTTGATTAGTTTCTTCAGAGAGATTCTCTGCAGTGTCTCTTTGAGCGCCTGCATTCTCAGGGAAGTACGATTCCTTGAGAGTTACGAGCTTCTCACGATAGTCTGACTCACTTTCAAACTCAACATTTTCGACAAGAGAAGCGAGTTTGTCCTTCTGAGTGGCGGCGAGACCCTCAGTTACGTCTGCAAAAACTACATCCGCAGTGGATTCTGCTAATCTTTTGTTCAGAGCAATATTTCTTTCGATTTGCTCGTTGAGTTTTCCTTCCATTTCATCAAGTTTATCTACCATGCTCTCGATGACATCATATTTCTCTTCAGGGATAGTTACATAATGTTCTTCAAAAAGACTCTTCATTCCGGTGAGGAATGATTCGGTCATTTCGGTCTGGAGACCGTGCTCAACTGCGAGTTGGTTCTCAGAGACCCACTCGTCAGCAACATATTCAAGATAAGAGTCAACACGCTCTTGAAGTTCCGACTTAATAGTTGCAACTTCTTCAACGAGTTGCTCTTCATAAGCGGACTTAATGGACTCTTCGATTTCAACAATCTTAGATTTGATTGCTGCTTCGAAGATGGTGCGTGCCTTCTCTTGGAATTCTTCGGAAAGTTCTTCGCCTTCGAAGAGTGCATTAACGTCTTCTTCGACGCTAAACTCTTGCTCAGCGATAACCTCTTCTTCAGTAGTCTCTTCTTCAGAAACGACTTCCTCTTCGGTGGTCTCCTCTTCGGAAACAACCTCGTCGGTTACGGTCTCTTCTTCTTCGATGACTGCTTCGGAATCGAGTTCTTCTTCTTCCTTAACACCCGCTGGAGCAGGATCGGCAGGTTTTGCACCTTTGGTTACAACATCCTTAACTTGCTTAAGGGTTGCACCAGGTGTTTTCAGCTTAGCACTATCGTCATCTGAGCGATAGTTTTCGGGGGTAGGACCTCCAAGATCCTCTACAGATCCGGCAACGGAAGTATCCATTGCGTCTGCAGGCTTCGCCCCTTTGGTTACTACGTTTTCCATTTCTTGTAAATTGCTACCAACGGACATTTGAATATGTGATTAAGTATTAATCTGTATTTATTTATATTATTAGAGATTTGCTAAGAAATCGTTGAATAACGACAACTTATGCTCCTCAAGTGCTTTTTGCTGGACGAGTGTGTTAATTCTCTTCTCAGTCTTTTCTGCGAGTTGTTCGCGGAGGATTCCTCCTTCCCATACCCACTCTTTTCCTTCCATAATTCCTGAGACAAATGCATCAGGTGCAGAAGGATCAGCAACGATGTCTGCAGCGGTTGCCAACATGAAGTCTTCACCGACAACTTTACATCCTTGATCTTCTCTCAATGAACCAACACCACGAGAAGAAACTCCCAGAGTTACTCCTTCACCGATGAGAGATTTTGCAATCTTACCCATTGGTGTGTCGAGGAGTTGTGCCTTACCCATAAAGTTGTTTCCCTTTTGCTCAAGGGAGACGATTTTATGAGAAACGCGGTCAAGGTTTACGGTAGGACCATCGGGATGTCCCAGTTCACCCAGAGCACGACCCTTATTTACGAAAGCTTCGTTATAACGATTTACTTCCTTAGAAAGAGTGGCAACAGGATACATTCTTCCATTGCGATTTTTGATATCGCCCTGCAAGAAAACACCCTCAATATACATCTTCTTGGCATTTCCTTTGCCTTCGACGATGAATTTTACCTGAGATACTTCTTCTGTGATAAGTTTCATTTGTTTAGCCAGTAAATCCTACTTTTGCACCCTTAACAGCAGCATTTGCAGCAAATACGCATTGTGTTGGGTTTTTTTCCAGGAACTCAGTTGTTCCTCTCAACATAGTGAAAGAACCTACAACATCACCGCTTCTTGTCTCTACAACAGTGACAAGATGATCAGCAGCAGTTGCTGTATTTGTTAAACGAACAACAGTTGCCTCAGAGAAACTTGTTGCTGTTCCAGTTGTTGTAGGGAGTGCTGCTTCTGCACCCTTACATAAAGTTCGTGACATTATTCTTGATCCTCTTGGGGTTCTTGATCAATTTCAGTTTCAACTTCCTCTTCTTCCTCAGATTCTGATTGATCAAACATAGACTTCGCTACGTTAGGGCGAAATTGATCAATCTTTTCTGCCGCTTTACCGTACAGAATATCCTTGATTTCATCAGAAACTTTCGCAGCCGCCGCATCTTGGGCGATTAAATCGATAATATTATCCATAAAATAGGTATAATGTATATTTTCTATTTATATCTCTGCCGCTTTGGCATCTGCTTCAACCGAAGCAGCGTCCATTTCTAGGTCTGGTTCTTGTGGAACGTCACCCATCATACCCATTTCTTCACCTTCTCCAGGTAAAGGTTCTCCAGTAACAGGATCTACTGCACTGGGATCGGGTAAAATTCCGTCTTTAATTTCTTGATCGATTTGCTCATCAATCTCTTCAATTTCAACATCAGTCTGACGAAGAACTCTCTTACGAAGATATTCGACAGAATAATACTTGCCAAGATAGGGTTCCATTGTTGCTGCAAGACCTAATCTTTCATTGAGAAGTTCGGTCTCTTTCAGTTCAGCAAACTGATTATCATATAAGAAGTCGTATTGAATGTGATCGGAAAGAATCTCCCAATCTTCAGGAGTGATGATGTTCTTGAGAATCAATTGCGTTCTCAACATATCATTGAAGAGATTTGCGAATCTCTTTCTCAAACGACCAACGAATTTGGCGAATTTTAATTCATCACGAAGGATTTCTGATGATCTTCCTAAATTAAAACCACCATCAGCAGCGATTCTAGATTCAGGAACACCAAGTGCTCTGTAGAGTTTCTTCTGGAAATACTCAATATCGGAGAGTTCTCCCAGATTCTGACCGCCAGGCAGGGTAGTGATCTCAGTTCCGCGACCACCTTCTCTGCGAGGTAACCAGAAGTCTTCCATCATAGACATAAACTTGCGGTCATCACGAACTTCACCAGTAGATGCGTCGTAAACCAGTTTATTTCTATAGCGAGACATGACCTCTTTGAGGTATTGCTCTGCTTTTACCTTAGGAAGATTGCCAACGTCAATATAGAAAATACGACGTTCGGGTGCTCTGGATAATCTGTAGATAACCAAAGAATCCTCAATCATTCTAAGTTGATTGAGTGCTTTGATTGCCTTGTGCATATATGAAAGGCAAGTACCCTTATTTCTATCAAACAGACCAGAGGTCACATATGTGATAGAGTCTTTGGCAATTTTTACAGACTTTTGCTTGCTTGCAGTATTACCAGAATATACGCCAGTAGGATACTGAGGTTTTGGTGTATAGATGTAATACTCTTCGATTTCAGGATAATCTTGCTTTTCTTGATTTTTATTATCTTGTACAGTTATCCCAGCAATACTAGTTTTATTATCCTTTCTCTCTTGACGAACATACTTCATCTTCATGGGATCAATATATCTGATCTCTTGAATCCCATCCTGAGGTCTCTTGACATCAATGACCTTCATATAATAAAGTCTTCCGTCAATATACCAATTTCTAAAAATTTCATGAGACTTCTTATCGAAGTCCATCATTTCTTTAATATGTCTAAATTCTGATCTAATTTTACTTTTAATGCTATCACTAGCATTAACGTTTGATAATTCAATTTCAATAGGGGAGTCATAGAGGTCACTAACAATCGCCTCATTGACAACATCTTCAATAGCACCATCACACTCAGGGTGAAGTGCCATCTCACGATATCTTCTAATTAAGTCGTACTCAGTTCTATAAACACCTTCAATATCTACGTATTGACCATAAAAACCAGACTGAATAAAATAATCTGCCCCGTCCTCATTATTAGGAGGAACGGGGGAGACTACTGAGTCTGGTTTATTATCTGAATCATCAATTGAAAAACCAAAAAGTTTGGCCATAATAAGTTAAATTAGTCTTTTCCTTCTTCTATTTAGTTGATGTCTTCACCGCCTGCATTAGCGCCTATTCCCTTGAGAGCTTCCCACCACTGAACTTGGAATTCAACGGTGAACTCTTCAACGGTGTCGGTTGTCTCATAAGAGAGATCAATTGCACTAATTTGAGTGGGGAATACATCGTGGAACTTGTAAGTTCTCAGAGTAGATCCATCACGATCAAGTTGGTGGACATAAGCATCAGGTTGATATGCAGCAGGATCTTGTGCTCCGGTTGCATCTTCCATGTTGTTGATGAAGTTCATCCACTTCTCAAACGCAGAGCGAATGGAGAAGTCAACATCGTTGATAACGGTGATTGTCCAGGTATCGAAGGTTCTATCACCAGCGATCTTCAGAATTCTACCTCTGAAGTTTACTTCGATTGGGGTGATGTTTGAAGCAGGAAGCTGTGCTGCTTTACACAGGAATCTTGACTTTTCCTTGACATCGTTGTCGATTGTCAAAGGATCGGGGAAGACGAGTTCTACCTCAAACAGATTGGGGCGAGCACCGCCACCTGCCATCTTGCTCTTAAAGCTGGTGATTGTTCTTAGTGGCGGTCTATTAAATTGGGTTGCCATTGTTTTTTATTCCTTTATGAGACGAGATTAAACAGTGCCGATGACTTCATCGAACGAAACACCAGTTCTGGTGGCAACGAAGGTAAGACCAATGAAGTTGATTGATCTTGCAGGTTTAATAAAGATGTCTGCAATGAACTCATTATTATCTATAATGGCAGCAGTGTTATTTGTTTCGTCACAAACAACTCTGAAGTCAGTGATACCTCTCTTCGATTGAACATCGCGGAGGAAAGGTTCAACAATGTTCACGAAGTTAGTTCTCGTGATTTCATCGTTGAATTCGAAGAGTTGATCTCTTGCAGCAGCGGAGATTGCATCTTCAAGGAAGATGAACAATCTACGAACGTTGATACGATCGAATGCAGATGCCTTACCAAATGCAGTCTTGTCACCAAAGAGGATGATTCCTGCTCCGGGAGAGAAGATTACAGGGTTAACTCTGTTTGAGTAGAGTCTGTCTCTCTGTGTTTGAGAGGGGTTATATGCAAGTTTGACAGCATTGAGGATTGCACCTCTTGCAGTTCCAGCAGGTGAGAACCAGGGGAAGTTGTTGATGTCATTTCTTGCACAAGTTCCAGCAATGTCTCCGTTAAGGGGAACATAGCGGAAAGTATCTGCGAATCTATCGAACATATACTTGTAACCGCTATCGACTACAGCATATGAAGAAGATGTCAGGGGTGCCTGGAATGCAATGACGTTATCCGTCATGTCAGCAGCAGACTTAAGAACGGTTGTATCTCCAGATCCACCTAAGAATGCACCTCTGTTAGGTGAGATGAATGCAACAGCGTCTTTTCTGACTCCAGCGACAGCAATCAACTTGTTGGCAAGTGCCTGTGTCTCTGACTGAGAGTAGTTACCGGATCCCATCAACAGGAAGTCGATGTCGAACTCATCAGTATTTTCGAAGAGATCGTAACCTGCAACCAGTTCTCCAAGACCAGCGGTCAGTGCGCCAGAGGCAGTGATGTCCGTTCCACCGTCATAGTTTTCACCATTTGCTAAGGTGAGAGTGTTTGCACCAGTTCCAGAGAAGCTGATTCCTTGTGCATCCTGATCCCATCCACCATCAGCAAACTTAGTGAATCCACCAGAGTTGAATGAAGTTGTGGTAATACCAGCGGGCGCTCCACCACCAAAGATGTTAGTGGAGTTGTTTGCAAGGAACTTTCTCCAGTAAGAAGGTGCTCCAGCAGAGAACTCAGCATCTTTTGCTTTGGAAAGATTCAGGTGCTTCTCAAGAATCGTACCTGCATTTCCGGTGATGGTTCCTTTGTCGTCGATTACAACAACGTGAACTTCATCAAATCTAGAACTTCTAGCAGCAGCGTAGGATGAGGTTCCGGGACGATCTGCGATATTATTCCACTGAATCGTGGAGTTGCTCAGATTGATTTGCTGTGCATCGAACCAGTCAGCGGTTGAAGTAACGGTAGTTGTGCTACCACCACCAGCATTTGCGCCAACTTCGTAAGAAAGAAGTCCAGCATTGTTAAACTGATAGACACCGCCAGGTTGATAGTCTTTGGAAGTTTCAATTCCTGCTGCACTGACGTGTGATACGAACTTAACACCAATTGTTGAAGTGTTAACTTCGGTAATGATTCCTTTGAAGTATCCGTCAAGAACAGTAGTTGTTCCTGCTCCAGGAAGAACTGTGTTTGTAGGAACTGCTTGGGTAACACCCATACCAACTGTCAGTGTAGAAACACCAACAACCAGGTTTTGGTCTGCCTTGCCATCAACGATTGCAACTTTGATACCGTTTGACCAGGATCCGGGATTTCTTGCAACGGCGGTTACACCAGTAATGGTGCTTTCGTCGTATCCCTTGTTGTTATAATCGTCAAGACTCTTAATCTTGATTGTGCTGATTGTTCCAGCAACACCGTTTTGAAGATTGGTGCCGTCTGCTCTTACAACACTAAGAACACCACCATATGCAAGATATGATGAAGCAACTAACCAATTTTCATAATGGTTATCTGCGGAATATGGTTGCCCGAAATTATCGAGAAGTCCCTGCTCATCCTCAATAAGAGTTGGGTCGCCTACGGGTCCTTTGGCAAAAGGAGCGACGATAGCAGCATTCTTATCTGTTGCCGTATCAACTCTACCAATGGTTAAGTCAACTTCTCTTACCAGAATTCCGGGAGATGCTAAATTTAGAGGCATCTGTTTCGTTCTCCTTTGTCCAGAATTATCTGAAATTATTTATTGAAAAGGGTATTTTCAGTGGGGAAACAGTGCGTGAACTACCAGTCTGGGTATTCCCATGAAACCTTCTCGTCTTTTTTCTTTCTATTTTCTATGACTCTTTTCTTAGTGCATTCTTTACACTCATAAGAATAGGCAGAAGGTAAAGTCCCCCTGCCCTTTCTGGTTAAGTAAAATCCATCCATCAAATCTTTCTTCTGACCACAGACTCTACACTTCCTTTCATAAAAAAGGAGATGCTCAAGTTCTAGTTGATCATCAAAGTCCATTATTTTTCTGCTGCATACAATGCAAATGTAGAAGTAGTTATGACAGTCATCATATTGGCAATATGTTGCTTTACCTCAGAGTCACATTTCTTACCAGGTAAAAAACAACCTATAATAGTTGCTCCAACAATTACTAACTGAAAGCAAATAACAATTCGTATTAGATCTATAACTTTACCTTTAG